TTTCTTTATAAATTTGAAAATCTCCATACTTTTTTGCTAAAAAATACCTAATTTTTTCCTTGCTACTATAAGAGTATTTCTTATTTCTGTAGCACTTGTTTTTTGTATATAATGTTTACTTGTAACTCCACTACTGCTATGATTTGCATAACTAGAAGCAAGTCCTAATCCAGCTAAATTATTAATAAGATTTATGGCTGTTTTTCTTAATGTATGTGGATATAAATCTTCTATCCCTAGTATCTTCCCTAGCTTTTTTATTCTTTGCCTAATTGCTCCCTGTGTCATCTGTCTATATTCTTTCCTATACCTTGTGATAAATAGCCATTCAGATGTAATTCCTTTTTCTTCTCTTTCTTTTAACCATAATTTAAGTAATTCCTTACACTTTTGAAAAAAGAAAGCATTTACTATATAACCTTCTTTTTCTTTAACATCTGTAAAGTATCCATTTTCCAAGTCTAATTGCTCTAATTTTAAGTTTTGAATTGCTGATATCCTACAGGCACTATCTAAGAATAGTTCCCATAAAATTCTATCTTGTAAATCATATTTTTTAGTTTCAACCTGCATATATAAACGAACAGTAAGTATTTGCTCTGTTGTTAAAAAATAGCTATTCCTTATCTTATCTCTTTCTGTAAATCTTAACCTATCCAATTTCTCTGAAAATGGATGATATTTGATTTTATTTCTTCTAACACACCAGGCATAGAATGTTGATATTGCAGTGGTCTTATTCATTAAAGTTCTTTTACTATTTCCTAAGTTCCTACAATAATTTCTATAATTTTCTATTATGCCAGGCATTTCTAATAAAGTGTCTTTACTTAATAAAAGCCTGTTTTTATATGACTTTTGAAACCACACTAGAAATAACTTAAAATTATTACAATATGTTTTATAAGTTGTTTCCCAAGTTTCCCAATTACTACTTTTACAACTATTTAAATATTCCAAATAAATTTCCACATTTTCTTTTTTTAGATTTTCTAAAATCATTAATTGCATAATTAAACCTCCTATTTTTGATAAGTTAATTATACAATTCTTAAAATAATGGAAAATTTATTAAAAGTTAGTAGCTATACATATAACAATACATCAGATATAAATGCAGATACATATGTTCACTATACAGCTACTAGAATAATGAATTTTGTGATATTAGAGATAAAATTTGCAAGACCAGCTGCTAAGGATACATTATTACAGATAGCAGATATGCCTACTGAATTTAGACCAAAAAGAATAGAAACATTTGCTGCTATGGCGAGTACAGGGGGAGTAAAAATGGACTATCACTGGCTTAGACTAACACCTGGTGGAAAATTTTATACTCACGATACTGCTGCAACTACTGTAAGAAATTTACAAGTAACAATCTGCTATGAAACTAATTAAATATATCCAACTACCATTAGACTAAAACCACTTGCAAAGTTAGACATTGTAACTTGTGTTGTATTAGCCCAATCTAAGATAGGATTTGCTGGTTCAGCTGTTCCACCATTATTATCCACAATTGTTGCAAATGGAATATCTCCAAAGGTTTCATCAAAATATATTGTTGCTTTAGTATTTATGCTGGGTTTAGCACTAATATCAACAAAATAGGTCATTATGCAAAGCCTATCTATTTTTAATTTTCTTAAAGTTGCTGATTTGCAATTTGTAACTCTATTTGTTGCATCTTTTACTTCATATTTAAATAAATTTTCCAATTTCTTACGATTTTCATAAATAGACAGCTCTTCAAATTTCTCATTTGGAACACTTATTCTTCTATTTTGTGTTTCTTTACATATATAGAATTTTTTATTTCCTGAAAAGTAATAAACATTTCCTTGTATTGCCTCTGTTAAAGGAAATTTTCCATCTTCTTTTCCTACTGCTGCAACAACTCTATCTTCAATACTTTGTGCTGTTCCATCATATTCACCTTTTTGAGTATAATTTGCTTCTAAATACTCTTTTGTGATATATAAGTCTTTCCCCTCATTGTGAACAACAACAGAACCAGTATTTGATGAAATTAAATTAATTTTTACTTCCATTCTATGTGGTCCATCTGCTTCAGGTGGAATCCAAGAAGTTTCATCTCCATCATTCATATAAAAATATAAAACTTCTACACCTTCATCTAATACATATATTCCTGTTTCTCTTGGAAAATATCCTTGTTCTAGGGAAACATTATCTATAATAGTTGTTAATACAACTGCATCCCCTTTTGACTCTTTACTTAAAATTGATTTTTCTACTTTTATATTTTTTATATCTGTCAAATCTGCTGGATTTTCATTATCTATAAGTTTTCCATCTCCAAATTTCATTTTTGTAAATTGAATTGGAGTAGAAGCAGCTTGACATTTTGCAAGGTATGCTCTTCCTTTTTTAGTTAATCCACTAAATTTCATTTTATAATCTCCTTTCTAATTTGCTTATATGCTCCTAAAAATATGTTTTTATTTATCTCTCTATCTTCTCCAGCATTAACTTTTTTTGCTGTTATAAATACTTCCTTATAACCCGCAACATAATATCTATATTCTTTTTCTTTTAATGAATAAAAAGCTTCAAGGATACTTCTAACATTTTTATATTCTTCTATAAGTGATAAAACATTTTTTAACCAGTTTTTATCTTTACTTTCATTTCCTGTTATAAGTCTAAATGTGAAAGGTCTACCTCCATATTCAAACCATTCCTCAATTTTTATTTCATAATTCAAATTTTTTAATTGAGAAATTACAGCAGTTTTAGTTCCTTTTTTTGAGTGTACCCAATATGCTGATTTTATTAATTTTATTTTTATTTCTCTATCTAAATCAGTTCTATATTTATCAATATTAAAGAACCAAGCAATTTCATCTAATACTTTATCTTCCTGTATTTCAAGATTATAAAAAAGTGCTAAATTTTGAATTTTACTTATAATATAAGTTTTAAAAGTTTTTTCAATATTTTTAGAAAATGCTGTTAGATTTTTATATTTTTTTAAATTTTCAGGAAATATTGATATATAGCTTGCCTGTTCTAACTTATTCATCTTCCTCACCTATATACTTTATACTTTTTGTTAGCTCCTTTGCTACAGTATCTTTTTCTATTTTTTGAAATATAGGACTTGTTATTTCAACTCTCTTTGCTCCTGCTAATATTAATAATTGAGTTAATTTATTTGGATTTATATCTCTTCCTAGCTTTTCTTTTTGCCAATAGATATATTCACTGAAAGCTGCTTCTACTTCTTTTTTCACTAAAATAGGATTATCTCCTTTTTTAGTCCAGTATTTAATATCTATGTTATATGATTGTATTTTTGGCTTTTCTATTTCAATCTTATCTGTTAATGGTCTTACATCATCAGCTAATTTCTCTTTAATTTTCTCTAATATTTCTTGACTAGGAAGTTCTCCATTTTTTAATAGTGGAATAATTTTTACAATTCCAGGTGTTGCTGAAGGTGTATAAATATACGAGTCCTTAATATCTTGATGTGATGTTAAGGTATAATATTGATAAGCTCCATGAGGTCCTGCTACTGAAAAAGCTCTGGGTCTTAATCTTATTCTATTTCTATATGAATCATCTTCTTCTCTATCAGCTCCACCAGATGTTTTAGTTATATTTGAAACAGATAATAAATAGGGAATATCATCTACAATTGTATTTATTTCTCCTACTTCAATATCATTACCTATTAAACCAGGTACTAAGCATTTTACTTTACCAACTACTGTTCTTCTTCCAGGTTCTAATATTATTGTTTCGGTACTCTCGAAGTATAAATTGTCTTTTGCTACTTTATGTCCTTTTTCTATTATCCTTCTTTCATCAAAAATTTTAGAAAAAGTATATTCTATTGAACATTCAGCTTCTTTTTCTGTTATTCTTGAAACATCTATGAGTGCTCCCAAAGCATCCAAATACTTTCCTTTTGAATATTGAAGTAAGTTCATTTTTCCTATGAAATTCATATAATCTTTTGATGTACATACTAGATATACAATCCAATCAATAAAATCTTCAGCTGGATCTCCTGCTGAAATTTTGGTTTTCATAATTTCTTCATATCCATTTTTTATTTCTTTTTTTATTTGATTAGTATCTAAATCTATGAATGTAAATTTATCCATCTTTAACATCTCCAATAACAACAATTTTAATTTTGGCTAATTCTTGATTTTCTAATATTTTTATTTCTTCTACATTAAATCTAGGTTCTTCTCTTTCAATTTCTTCCATACAATCAGCTATAATTTGAGCATTAACTATCTCCATTGGTTCATCAATGTAATTAAAGTTAATACCTTTTTCTCTTGCTAAAACAACATTTCCTCTTATTCTTGATATAATATTTTCAATATTTTGAACAATTTCTTCTGTTCTGTTTTT